TGAAGTTTAAAATAAGAAATAAATATAAAAACATCTGATATACTATTGAAAATTCTCATAAATACTTCTTTCATTAAATAAAAACCTAACAAAATAATATACAACCCAGAATATGAATATAAATAGTCACTAATTATCAATCTGAAATACTCAAAAAACGTAACTGCACTAATCATAATTAATAAAGAAATTCCAAAAACAATGCTTATTTCTTTTGTTTTTGACTGTCCAACAACTCGATCTGTTTATCAATTTTCTGCCCGAGTTCGTATGACGGATTGCACTTGAACCCGCGCGCCATAAGGCTTAGATAGCCCTGGGTTATCCCGAGTTTTTTGGCAAGATCAATTTGCATTGAGCCGTCTTTGAGCAGTCGCTGAAGTTTTCTTTTCCACATGGTCGAAATTGTAAACGTATTTTTAAGGGAAAGTCAAATTAAATATTTCTTGACAGGCGCAATATATCCTGAGTAATATGCGGCTGTTAATAAGCACGGAGAATATGATGATACTCAGGCACCAGCGCATCATTGATAAGAAGAACAAGCGGCCAAACCAGCACCGGAAAGAATTGGCGCGGGTGCAGCGCATGAAAGAGTTGGAAGAAAAATACACCCTGTATTTCTGGGTTGTTATTGGCGCAGTCATAGTGCTGCTTATAGTGCTGCTTTTGGTGCTCAGATAATGAGCATTGATCGCACTACCTATGTTGGCGGCGGGGACGCAGCGGCCATCCTTGGGGTATCCAAGTGGAAAACACCGCTGGAAGCTTATCGCCTGAAGGTGGGGGAAGCCGTCGAGGATGAAACCGACCTTGCCCGGCAGAAGATATTCCGGCGCGGCAAGCGGCTGGAGCCTATCGTGATTGATATGATGGAAGAAGAGATCGGCGTTGTGGTCACCAAGCGCAGCCCGCCAGAGAATCCAAACCGATACACTGATCCGGAATTCCCATGGATGAAAGCAGAGATCGACTTCGAGTTTTTGGTCACAAAGGAAATCGTGGAGTATTGCGAAGGGTTGATCGAACCAGGCCTGATCGGGACTACCCAAAACGGCGAGATCAAGACAGTGCACCCCTTGGTCGCGCACCAATGGGGTGACATGCTCACCGATGACGTGCCGATTGAGTACGCCGCCCAGTCAATGCACGGCATGATGGTCACCGGCCGGCAGTTCTGCTTGTATGGCACCCTGGTAGGAGCCGATGAATTGACGCTGTACGGCGTGCGCCGCGACGACCAGTTGATCGATGTGATGCGCCTGCGCGAGATCACCTTCTGGAATTGTGTGCAGAACCGTTTCCCGCCTGATCCGGTGAATATGGGCGATGTGAAACTGCTGCTGAACAGGATGCGGGGTGTGCCGGTTGAGGCTACACCGGCCATCGCAGAAGCGGCCGACAAGCTGAAGAACCTCAAGGATACCCAGAAGGCGATGGAGGGCGAAGAGGAAGACCTGAAATTCGAGATAACAGCGTTTCTTTTCCAGAATCTAAAGGACATGGGCGCAAATCTAGAGGACAAAACCGCGCTCACTTATCAGGGAAAAACACTTCTCACCTGGACTTCGCAGAACACCGTGCGATTGGATACCAAGCGTTTGAAAGAAGCCTTGCCAGACATCTGCGGTGAGTTTGCAAAAACCACCACATCGCGAGTGATGAGAATAAAATGACGCAGTTTTATACCTATCTGCACTGCAAGCCGAATGGCGATCCTTTTTATGTTGGCAAAGGATTTGGTAGGCGTAGTCATATTTTTATGCATGGGAGAAATCAACACCACCGGAACATCGTTGCCAAACACGGCTTGGAAAACATCGAAGTGCTGCGCTTCCCGCGTGAATCTGAAGCACAGGCACTTACTGATGAAATCCAATGGATCAAACTTCTGCGTGAAGTTGGATATGTATTATGCAATCAGACTGACGGCGGAGAAGGAACAAGCGGGCATATTAAGTCTGCCAAGGTAAGAGCAAAAATTTCAGCGGCATCAATAGGCAGAAAGCTCCCACCTCTTTCATGTGGTGCCAAAGAAAAAATTTCACGGGCTAACAAGGGGAAAATTATATCGTTGACAACCCGCAAAAAAATATCGGCAGCAAACTTGGGCAAAGTATTCTCTGCTGAAACACTTGTAAAGATGTCGATGGCGAAGAAAGGAAAGCATCATTCTTTAGAGCAACTAGCAACTCGAAAATGTATGCTCGGAAAAAAACACTCTGTTGAGACGCGCCGAAAAATGTCTGTCTCTGCAAAATTAGCAAGGGCGAAGCGTAAGCAAATTGAAGCAATTAACCAAGGAGAAAACCATGAATAAAGATATCACAAAGCAAAACGAACAGGTCAATGTTGGCGGACTCGCAGTGAAAACTCAAAGCGCAGCATTGGCGGTGATGAGCGAACAGCAACTAATTGATGTACTGCGGAACAGCCTTTACCCTGGCGCGCAGACAGACTCAATTAAGCTGGTAATCGGGTATTGCAAGGCATCTGGCCTCGACCCGATGCAAAAGCCAGTGCACATCGTGCCGATGGACGTAACAGTTAAAAATGACAATGGCAGTACATCCAAGGTTAAGCGCGATGTAGTCATGCCCGGAATTGGTTTGTATCGCACTCAGGCGGCACGCACAAACTTGTATGCTGGCATGTCGGAACCTGAATACGGCCCATCCAAAAAAATGGCTGTCATGCGAAAGCAATGGAACAATGCTTCGCGTGATGATAAGACATTCACGATGATCCCTGATGGTGAAATGGAATACCCAGAATGGTGCAAAATCACCGTGAAGCGCATTGTTGGAAATGTTGCAGTCGATTTTACGGCAAAGGAGTTTTGGCTGGAAAATTATGCCACAGCGGGCAATGAAACAACGGCACCAAACACCATGTGGAAGCGGAGGCCTTATGCGCAACTTGCCAAATGTGCCGAAGCACAGGCCTTGCGCAAAGCCTTCCCGGAACTCGGTTCTGCACCGACCGCCGACGAAATGGAAGGGAAATCTTTTGATGAGGCGCGCGACATTACACCATCAACAGATCAACAGACCGAGTACCAGACCGGCACACAGCGGTTGCGCAACGTGGTGTTACCAGCAGCGCCGACCATTGCCGAAGTGAACCGGGCCATCGGTGAAGCGACAACGCCGAAACAGATGTTTGAGGCGCAAGAGTTGGCGAAAAAACTCACCGCAGAATCTGACCGCGAAGCGGCGAACCAGACGTACCGGGCGCGGATCACGGAACTGCGTGGTAAGCCGGTTACGGTTGACAATGATACCGGCGGCACCGTTGACAAAGGAACCGGCGAAGTGATCGAGCATGATGCACAAAAGACCGCGCAACCCGGCGCGCCCATACTGACCTACGCCCAAATCGCCGCCAAACTTGAGAAGGCAACCGATCAGGACAACTTGGATGCATCTGCTGACCTCATACAATACTGCACCGGCGGCGCGGATCAGGTGGAAGGCCTGAACAGGCTCTACAAAAAACGCCGTGATGAGTTCAACGATGCCAGCAATCCCGCCACCTAGACCGCCTGATTTAGCAAAGTTGGCGGCGCGCGCTTTAGGGCAGACAAAGTTTTTTGGTACGCCTTGCAAGCATGGACATGATGGATTGAGATATTCCAGTACCGGGCAATGTGTTGAATGCGTTCCGATGTACCGGGAAAGAAATTTAATAAAGGAGAAATAGCATGCTTACCCAAGTCCGCCTGAAAGAACTTCTGGATTACAACCCAGAGACTGGTGTTTTTGTCTGGAAAGTGAAGCCAGCGCGCAGGATTATGATTGGTGATGTTGCTGGTTCTTTCAGGGAAGGCCGTGTATTTATCAGAATCAACAAGCGGACTCACAGGGCTTCGCGGCTAGCTTGGTTGTATATGACTGGGAAATGGCCGGTCGGTGAGGTAGACCACAAGGATACGGTAAGCAGCAATAATGCATGGCTCAATTTGCGCGATGTGTCTCGGCAAATAAATCAACAAAATACGTGCCGAGCAATGAGTACAAATGTTTGTGGTTTCCTTGGGGTAAGTCAAAAACCATGGGGATATATGGCGAGAAT